CTTGACGCATCGCCTCCAACAAGTTCTTCACCACCGCACGCGTCTGCGACGGTGAACTGTTCTTCACATACAGGTACTGCACGAAGCCTCCTCACAATCGACGAAGCCTCAAGTGTATCGCAGCCGGTTGTGCCGTGTAGCTCGCTACTGTGCACACAGCTGTGATTGGGATGCAGATAGGCGCTCCCGGTGACGAACAACGCACCGCAGCGTATACAGCGGACAGCAGCCATCAGCCAGCAGCGTCGTAGTAGTCGAGCACGACCTGTACCTGCGGACGATCATCATCCACAGCAGTACACCAGTCGTCAACGACACTGAGCAGCACCCGGTCGCGACGATACAACTCGTCAATGATCAGATACTCCAGTTCCCGACTGGTTGCTTCCTCGTTGCGATGCAACGCTCCGAGCGCTGCGACGAGCTCGCCAACATCTTGCCGTCTGAGGAACCGTCTTGTTTTAGCGACCGCTTGATCCACAGTCAGCACACTACTTGCCACCGCCGATCAGCTCTCTAATTCGGACAGCTGTGCCATCGCATTCACCCAGTCTTGGGCTGAGTCTATTTGCCGTCGTAGTTCCCTCGCAGATGCTAGATCACCGGTGATTTCCATATCCTCTGCGTGTGCTTCAAGATAGGCAAGCGCGGAGCGAAGTGTCGCGCATCGTTGCTGTGTGAACCGTGGTCGTCTGCTCATCGGTTCGCTCCCCAGCATTTGTCAGCGAGGTTGGTGATGTCCGCGAGGCTCGCGCCGTATTCCTTGCAGGTCGCGAGGATGGTGGCCACGCGATCCTCTGCACGTTCGTAGTCCTCGGGGTGAGGGTGCGGGTCGCCGTCGTTCCATGCGATGGTGAGAGCCAATCGTTGCACGGTGGCAGGGATGGTTGAAAGGGTGTCGATGAGTTCATCGATGGTGGTTGCTGTGGCGCTCATCACTTCACCTCCATCTTCCGGATCGCGTTCAGCACTTCTTCGCGAAGCCGTGTGACTGTGCTCTGGTGGATCTTCTGGCCACCTGACCAGTTCCATCCGACGCTGTTGTAATACTTCACCGGAGTGTTGGCGTTAGCGATCTTCGCATACCGGTCAGCGAGTGTGTAGTCGCCCTCGCGCTTCGCCATCTCGTAGTTGAAGATCGCTTGCTGGTAGTTGCGGATGACCTTCGCGCTCAACGGGGTCATGTTGTACTTGCTGATCAGGGTTTCGGCGTAGCCGTTGGTGTCAGGGGTGAATGTGGTGGTTGCTGTGGCAGTGGTTGTTTCCATGTGTTTGTTCTACCTCTGCATCCAACAGAAGTCCAGAACTTTCTCACATTTCTTTTGGAGGGTGGGTGCCGGTCAACCGCGACCGGAGGCAAGCCCGTCAACCGGCACCCACCAAAAGATTAGTCCAACCACACCAAATACCCGGCAGTCACCTGACCCTCATCCGGATCCACAAAATGCAGACGCTGCGACGGACGACCCGTAGCAGCCATGAACTCCTTCGCATACGTGTTCTCCGACTCCGGAGAACCAGACACATAAATCTGGCAGCCGTTCGCCATCGTCAACGTCATCGGAGTATGAAAATGCCCCATATACACATCAGAGAAATCATCGATCACACCAGCAGCCCACTGGTTACATTTCCTGAGAATCCCGAACGCTGGCGTGTTCCCACCAAACGACTTGATCTCATCCCCATGCACCAACAGAGCACGATAGTTACCTGCCTCAACGATCTGATACCAATCACCAGAGGTGTGCCACGACACCCGCTTCTCGTCAGCGAACCGGTCGCCAGCAATCCGGTACGCCATCCTGTCCACATTGTCACCACCCGGCATCTCACCCTTGCGACCCAACCTGCCATGATTCCCGTACTCGCACGTCACCGACACCCGCTCAAACCCAGACAACAAAATCCTTACGAACTCTTCAAGTAGCGCAGAGCAACGGAACAGCTGCTCAAACAGATGTGCTTCAACCTCGAACGGTTGACCGGGAAAAATACCGACACCTTCCACCATGTCACCACCAAACATGACATGAGCCTCACGAACAGGATGATCCGCACGTTGAATCTCCGTCAACGCCAACACCTTGTAAGCAAACTTACGGATCCGTTCCTCACACACCTCAATCGAATAATCGCTCGTGTGTTTCCCCAGCTGCCAGTCGGTGGCATGCACCAACGCGACCTCGCCACCCGCTCGACGACGATCCCGAACCGGCACAGCAACCTTCCCGGCAGGACCAACAGCAATCGCAGCATCCATCGCAGCACGATGCACCGCATCCACCAGCATCACAGTTTTCGATTTCGCACGCCGAGTCGCACGCTGCTGACGAGCTAACGCCCGACGCAGCTCCTCAACCTCAGATGCAAGATCGAACTCGTTCACAGATGTTTCCTCCGCCACGACAGCACCGCATCAGAACTGCATTCGTGACCCCAGCCGGACATGACTCGTGCGATCGCACCAGCCGAATATTGGATATCTCGCAACGCGACCTCCAACTGTTCACGACGATCACCATCCAAATCGTCAAGAATCCGATCAACTTTCAACTGTTGAACATGACTGTTCGCCTGCTCAAACTCGGACATATCAATCGTTCCCATAGTTGCCTCCCCTCCCAGATCACAGACTATTAACGATCGCTGCGATCCAAATGCCATCCAATATGATCATCCATCCGTTCCGACACACCATCAACCTTCTGGTCGATCGTTTTCAACAGCTCCACATTCCGGTTGTGATCACGATTATTTTCGCGACGCAACCGTTCCAACAACACGGTCAACACACCACCCGGTGCAAGCACCGCTAACAGAATCACAACCCACAACGGCATCGTTCATTCCTCACCAAACGCAGCGTCGATCTCATCAGCAGTAAGTTTGCCATCATCACGCAACCCGACAGCTAACAGCTGTATCACACCGAGCACCGCGATCGCACCAGACATGATCGCGCTAGTGACAATCTCGACACCGAGCATGCTGCCCACCACCGTGTTCGGGATCGCTGCAGCAACAAACGTAGCGACAAGCCTCCGTCCAATCGACCCGAGTGTTGCCCGGTTCATGACGCGACCGCCTGCACATCAACGATCACATGAGTCGCAGAGTATGCCCACACGTTGATGTGACCATCAACGACAGGAACCCATGAAGTGTTGCAAATGTCTTTCACCCCGTAATTCAGGTTCGACACATCAGGCATCGCGCCAGCACCCCACGCAGTCAAATACCCTGACGCGTTCTGTTGCGTCACTGTCAGGTTGACAAACACTGCACCGGATTGCTGGCCGACAGGAATTGATCGGACAGTTTGCGCAGGTAACGGGTTGTCATCTTCACGCGAGTCATACACCCGTTGTGGCGGTGAAACAATTTTCATGGTCAAATCCTTGTCGGCTGAAGGGTCAAATTCGCCTCGTCTGATCTGATTATAGATTGCGTCACCGGGGCAGGCTGTCGCACCAACATCACGATGACCAACCACCGTCAACGGATGTCCGCACCAGCGTTCCATGTCGCTGACGAAACGACGGGTGCGTGCCACCTGTGCGTTGTTTGCTGCCTCGTCACCGGACACCAACTGCAACACCGACACGCTGGTGTTGTTCGCACCTTTGTTCGCTGCGTTCCGGAACTCTAACCCGCGCACCTGCCACATGATCCCGTCACGATCCACCACCGCGTTATAGCCAAGACTGTAACCACGGTTCGTCGCGTAATACCGCTGATTATTCCTCAGCCAAGTGATCGGATCGCTCGTCACTGGTGCACCGACATAGTGAACAACCACAGCATCGATCATCGCAGGTGCAACCGGCGGACTGGTGGTGTGCTCTCCGACGGTCATCCCTGCCTGTTCCCATGCCGCACGGCTGCGGTCCCACATGGTCAGGCGGGCGGCTCGGGTGCGTCCCATTCAGGGCCGGGAGTCCAGCTGGCGGGTGCGTCACGGAGTGCCTGCCGGTAGGCGGCCCATGCTGCGCGTTGTTCGTCGGTGAGTGGCGCGTCGAGGGTTTGTGTCCAGTCGGACGCGGCTAGGAAGGCGTCACGCTGGGTGCGTAGACGGCTGGTCAAAGTTTCATCACTAGGTGTGCCGCTGTCGTGGATGCTCAATAAATTCATTTAGGCCGCCTGGTAGGAGAAACTGATATAAACAACGTCGTTGTTTTGGATAGCCAAGTTAGGTGAAAAGCCCCAAACAAGTCCGCCAGCCCAGTCGCCAACGAAATAGACGGTTCCACCGGCTGCGGTGTAAATAGAAGCGTTATAAGGAGTGGACGTAGACGAGTCAAAAACATAACCACTTCCGATGACAATATCTGTGTTAGTTGGCGCGACTGGTAAAGACATCGCTAGAGCGTTGTTTGCTGTGCCCGCTGATGTTGCGGTGACTACGGCGTTGCCGATAATTGTGTCGTTGACTCTGGTGTATGCCGCATACCGAATGGTGCTGGTAACCGCTACCGCTTGAGTCAATGCGGGCGTATAGGTCGTCCATTCACCGATTGCAGTGCCTGCGATGCGTAGGTCACCTGTGGCGTTTATGTCGCCTGTTACATCGAGAGCGTAGGATGGCGTGCTGTCGTTGATGCCGACGCGGTTGTTCGATGTGTCCACGGTAAGAACATCTGAGTCAATCACGCTGACCCATGAACTGCCGTTGTAGACCGTGACAGCGTTCACGTCCTCCAAATAGGCCACCATGCCTTCGTCGAGCACGCCTGACAGTGCGGTGTCTCGGGCTGACGAGTCAGCGAACGTCATCACCGTCTGACGCATCAAATAACCGTCAACATCGGCAGCAGTGAGAACGTCTCCAGCTGTCCAATCCTTAAAACCTGAACCCATGTGATCTCCTAATACGCCAATACTGTTTCGCCGTCAAGAACACCAAACACAGCGCTATCAAGCACAAACGGTGTCTCTTGCAAAGACGACAACCTGAAGATTACACGATGACGGTCAATCCCAACACGATGGTCGATGCCTTCAATGATGCCGTATTGGTCAATCGAGGAACCTCCGCCCGGCGGTGAAAACACGACACGGATAACGTCGCCTAGTTCGAGCGACGACACTTTGACAGCGTCAACAGTTGACAGACCGGCAATGTTGACACCTAAAGCCGAAAACCTGAGGCGTGGCGTGCCGTATTTGTTCACGATGAACTCTGCGAGCGATTCGGCATCGATGTCAGCGTTGAACAACAAGTTTTTTTGTTCGACGGTACGGATGTCGTACAACGCTTGCGATGCCGTGTTGTTTTCAGTTTGTGGACTACCACCAACACGGGTGACAACAGCACGGTTGTATAACAATTCTGACCCGATGGCTGTTTCTAACTCGTCAAACGGGACGCCTGACCCGTCGTCGCGGAACTCGACTGTGGCAACTGGGACGGGTGCTGATCGTTCACGGAACGTCAGCACACCGTCACGAGCGGCGAACAAACGACCTGATTCGGTGCGTGCTACCAGTTTGAGATATGTCAGCACGTCGGTGCCTTCTTCGACTGTGTCTGCTTGCAACGTCGTTAAACCGGTGTCTACGTCGCGTTGACCGGCCGGGAAATCGACTTCGGCACGATCTAACACCGCGTCTACTCGAGCACCCGACAACTGCGAGGTTGCTGTGTGCGCCGATAGTTTCATGCGACCTAAACGCGACAACGTGTCTGAAACAACCGCGGTCGCTGTTGCATCACCACCCAACGTGTAGGCCAAATCCCAGTCGTCGACGACACCGTCGAACACGATCGCGCCACCCACGTCAACCTGTACACGTTTACCCGGCACAATGTTCTGTGAATACAAACCTGTGCCCGTCGGGTCGTAATCACGATCACGGTTCCGCACCGTAAACGAACACGTACCCACCTGAATCTCATCCAACCACCGCGACCGGCCACGCTTCGTTGAGACAGCCACCACATCCGAGGTGATATCCGTAGCGATATCACCCGCCAACACATAGGTGGTGTCATCCAACTTGCCTCGCACCGGATCATCCAACAGGAATACCGGTGTCGTGGGCACATCAAAGTAGGCGACGACTCGGGTCGCTGCAGGCAGCATCACGCAGCCCGCCACCCGGCACCATTGCGCCGCTCATACGCTGTGATTGCTTCCACCACCGACTGTCCGATGGCACCCGGATCCCCCACACCAGTCTGGATCGTGATCTGATAGCTAGCGCCGCCAACAGCTCCAGCGTTCGGACCAGACAACGGCACCACAGCCTCAGGACCAGCCTCACCGATCAACGCCAACGTCGGAGAAGTCACAATCCCACCGTTCGCCAACGCCACAAACCCTTCCTGCGCCGGACCGAAACCCAAACCGGGGATGTGAGGGATATCTGGCGGGTTCACAGTGAATGACGCGCCGAAGGGCAACGGAACCTTGAACTCCAACAGATCATTGATGTTATCGATCACCGAGCTGTTCAAAAAGTTGATGATCCCGTTCACGATCGTCCGACCGATACCGAGCGCACCCTCACCAACCTTGCCGAGCCCGTCAAGGATCGCACCGATTAGCGCTGCGCCAAGATCAAGACCGTAACCAGCCAGCGTCGGGATCCCTTCAGTCACAAACCATGTGCCGATATCAACCAGCGCAGTCGCCAACCCTTTCACGATCTCAGGTGCAACATCGATCACCCAGCCGATCAGCGCACCACCCAACTTCGCAGCCTCAGCAGCAACCTTCGGCAACGCGTCAGTAACAATCCAATCAAGGATCGCCACCAACAATTTGCCGAGTTCTTCGAGCATCGGGACGATACGTGGTTTGATCCAGTCGACCAGCGCGTTACCAAGCTCGATCGTTTTATCAACCAACATCGGTAAACCGTCATCGATAAACCACTGTGCTGCAGCTGCGATCCATTCACCCAACTGCTTCAACGTTGGGACGATGCGCGGACCGATCCAATCCACCAACGCCTTCCCGAGCTCGGCAGCTTTCTCACCGAGCCACGGCAACGCATCATCAATAAACCATTCGCCCAGCTTCTCCAACCAGCCAAGCAACACCTTCAACGCCGGTTCGACCTGTGGACCAACCCAATCGATCAGAGCGCCACCGAGCTGCAACGCTTTCTCACCGAGCCACGGCAACCCGGTATCGATAATCCATTCGCCAGCAGCTTTCACCCAGTTCCATAACGCGTCAACAACTTTCGGACCCTCCGACTGCACATAACCGATCAGAACATCCAGAACGCCACGCAAACCGTCAGTTTCGAACACTGCGACCAACGATTCGATACCGGGAATCACCCTGTCCAAAATGAAACCAGTCAACTTCTCGAACGCTGGTAGTAACGCCAACCCGACACGTTCACTGATCTGTGAGAAACCGACACGGATTTTGTCCGACGCATTAGCGGTCGCTTCCGCTGTGCCACCAACCTGTTTCTCAATCGCAGACAAAATCATGTCTTGCGCTTCGAGCTGCTGACCAGACTCCACCAAAGTCTTGATCAGTTCTTTCTCTTGCTCCGTGAATGTCACACCTGACCGTGACAGAGCAGAGATGCCAGTGATCGGATCGTTCAACGCTTTACCGAGCTGCTTCGCAGCATCGGTCGTCCCACCGAACCCGGCAGCAGACAAATCCAACGATGCTTGTGTTGCACGATCAAAGTTCCCGCCGACTTCGTCAGCGGACTCAGCGATGTTGCCGAACGTCAACAACAACGCTTGTGTTTCCTTGATCGTGTTCTGGTTGACACCAGTCAGTCGAGCGGTTTCCTCCGCCAACCCGACAAGACGCTCGGTAACCGCGTCAACCTCGGTGCCGAACAAATCCATCGACGTTGCGATCTGCTCGATACGAGCATTCGCAGTGCTCGCAGCCTCCGCAGCGTCAAACGCGATCTTCGCGAATGCGACACCTGCTGCAGCACCTGCAGCTGTGAACGCTGCACCAACCTTCGCAAGGTTTTTGATGCTGCCAGTCGCGAACTTGCCAACCTTCCGGCTGGCAGTATCCATACCACCAACAAAATCTTTGGTGTCCGCGTTAACAAGAACGTTGATTACAGAACGACCAGCCATCAATCCAACCCATACTTCTTGATCAGAGCATCTAACTGCTGATCATAGTGTTGCAGCACCTCATGCCTGCGTTGATCCAACGCGTCATAAAGAAACA